ACGATTGATGGTGTGAACATTACTAATAGTTCTACCTCACCATTAGCTCAATACAACGGGTTTACTAACATTGTTGTAGCTACTTCATCTGGTTCTTGGACAGTACCTACTGGCGTTACTAAAGTAAAGATAACTTTAACGGGTGGTGGTGGTGCTGGTGGTGGTTCTGGTTATGGTCCGTATACATGTTCTGGTGGTGGCGCTGGCGGTACTTGTATTGCAATTGTATCAGTTACTACAAGTTCTACTTACTCATACACAATAGGTGCTGGAGGTACAGGTGCAGCTAGTACAGGTGGTTCTGGAGGAACAACATCAATAACTATAGGAGCTACAACTTACACAGCTACTGGTGGAAGTGGTGGAGTAAATTCAAGCGGTAGTAGCGGTAATATAGCTACTGCCGTTAGTGGTGGTTCAGCATCTAATGGAAACATAAACATTGATGGTGGTGACGGAAACTCAGCATCAGTTGATTCATATACTAACTTTAATTCAGGATCGGGAGGAGCTTCTTATTGGGGAAGTGGTGGTGGTTCAGTAAACGCTGGTAATTCTTCGGTAAATGGAAGAGATGGAAAAGCATATGGTTCTGGAGGAAGCGGGGCTGTAAACACTTCTAGTAGTTTTGTTAGTCAAAATGGTGGTTCCGGTAAACAAGGTATTTTAGTGATTGAGTACTAACATGAATACTTTTGCGATCATTGAAAACAATGTTGTTATAAACATAGTTATTGCTGAACATGAGTACGCAGTACAACAAGGATGGGTATACTGTCCTATTGGTGGTATAGGATGGTCTTACAACGAAGGTGTGTTTTCAGCACCAGAGTCAACTATAGAATCAACAGAACAAATACAAAGACCTACACCAACTAAAGAAGACTTGTTAGCTCAGTTAGAAGCATTACAACAGCAAATACAAGCGCTGGTGTGATATGGCTCTGCATACCAATGAGTCAATCAAACAGGTTGGTGATGCAGTATCAATCATCACAGTTGTCGGTACGTTAGCGGAACTGTTACCGGCTATTGCAGCAGTGTTAACAATCGTATGGACTGCAATCCGTATATGGGAAACAGATACAGTACAGTCCATGTTTAATAGAAAAGGAAAAGACAATGCCAATGGTGAATAACAAGAAGTTTCCTTACACTGCTAAAGGTAAGAAACAAGCAGAAGAATACGCATCCAAGACAGCAAAGAAGATGCACGAGAAAAAAGAATCAAAGTCAATGAAGGCTAAAGAAAAGAAGATGGGTTATCCATCATGAAACAAAAGCCAGCTAAGGTAGGTAAAGTTATGAGAGAGTACAAAGAAGGTACTCTACACAGTGGTAAAGGTGGTCCTGTTGTTAAGTCTCGTAAGCAAGCAGTGGCTATTGCGTTATCTGAAGCAGGTATGACAAAGCCTAAGAAGAAGAAATGAAGCCAGGACTATACGCGAACATACAAGCCAAGCGTAAGCGTATCGCTGAAGGCTCTGGTGAGAAGATGAGAAAACCAGGCACTAAAGGTGCTCCAACAGCCAAAGACTTTAAGGAGGCAGCAAAAACTGCTAAAAAGAAATGAAGAAAGATTCTAGGTTAGAAAGAGCAGGAGTGTCTGGATATAATCGCCCTAAAAAAACACCTGGACATCCTACCAAATCACATATCGTAGTAGCAAAGGACGGTGATCAAGTTAAGACCATTCGCTTTGGTCAGCAAGGTGTTACTGGTTCTCCTGAAGGCTCTGAGCGCAACAGAGCCTTTAAAGCTAGACATGCAAAGAACATTGCTAAAGGTAAGATGTCTGCGGCCTACTGGTCTGATCGAACTAAGTGGGGTAAGTAGTGGTAAAAGTGATTGACTTACCTGAGAATGTATTTAAAAGCGAAGATAAACGATGGATCCGTTGTTGTCCGCAGTGCGGTACTGAGGTATCACACTTAAGACGAGCTTATTGTATAAACGCACACAATATCAAACAACCGTGTAAAAGATGTAGTAATAAAAACAACAATCCATCAGGTATGTGTGGTTCTGTTAGGTTAGCCTGGTACGAATCTTTTTATAAAAGCGCTTTAACTCGTGGGTATTCTTGGGATCTTTGTCCAGAGTATATAAACGATTTGTATGAAGAGCAAGATCAAGTTTGTGCTCTATCTGGTCTATCTATTGGATGGAGTAAGGTAGGTTGGGATCACACAGCATCAATAGATCGAATAGATAATGATATTGGGTATACGATAGACAACATTCAGTTAGTTCATAAACAAATTAATATGATGCGTGGTTCTTTGTCGATACCTGAATTTATAAAACTATGTGATGCTGTAACCAATAAATTAAAGTTAAATGGTGATCTATGGCTACCTATTTAGACTGTGTTAACGGTGTGCTGCGTAGGCTTCGGGAGACTGAAGCCTCATCTGTATCTGATACACCATACGTTAAACTCATTGCTGATTTTGTTAACGAAGCTAAACGTGAAGTAGAGGATGCTTGGAGTTGGTCTATTCTTCGAACAACGAAGACAATCAATGCTGTTAACGGTACACAGAACTACGCTATATCAGGCTCTAATCCACGTAGTAAACTGTTAGTGGTGTACGTACCATCAGTAAAGAGAGATCTTATACAAGCAACACAGATCCAGATGCACGAGTGGGTTAACTTACAAGGTTCAGTGTCCGGTACACCACAATACTTTGCTATTGGTAATTCTAATACGTCAGGTGAAATAACGTTAGATCTATGGCCTATTCCAGGCTCTTCAATCACTGTGAAGGTAGACTGTGTTGTTCCACAGGCTGATCTGTCATTGTCTGCTGATACTGTTTACGTACCATCAGAGTTAATCATCCAAGGTGCTTATCTACGTGCTATCAATGAACGTGGTGAAGATGGTGGTAGGTTATCTGAACAGCAAGCAGACCTGTATCGCAAAGCAGTTGCATCATACATAGCTATTGAAGCTGATCGCTATGCTGATGAAACAACATGGGAGTGGTCATAATGGCTGCTGAGTTAAAATCAGTTAGTCTTCTTGCCCCAGGTTTCTTTGGACTTAACACACAGGATTCATCGTTAGGTTTACCTAAAGAGTTTTCCCTAAAGGCTGACAATGCTGTTATTGATCAGTATGGTCGTATAGCATCACGTAAGGGATGGGATAACTTAAATACTTCTTCAGGCTTTGCTGGTACAGAGCCTACTATGTTGTATGAGATTGTTAAGAAAGCAGGTACTACTGAACTTGCTTCTATCGGTGACAATAAGATCTATACAGGCACAACAACACTAACACTTAAGTATACTGGTTCTTCGTGGACAGCACAGAACTGGAAAGCAGTTAGCTTTAATGATCATACGTACTTCTTTCAACGTGCTCATGATCCTATAATGTATGACCACTCAGCTAACACATGGACACTGATGTCCGCTCATGCTGGCTATTCAGGAACTGTACAACTTGCTAATGAAGTCTTAGGTGCTTATGGTCGTATATGGGTTGCTGACACAACAACAGATAAAACTACTGTATGGTGGTCAGATGCGTTAACAGGACATAAATGGACTGGTGGAAACGCTGGTTCCATCAGCATAGAAAAGGCATTCACTAACGGTACTGATTCAATCGTAGCATTAGCAGCCTTTAACGGTTACCTAGTTATCTTTTGTAAGAAAAGCATTGTTATCTACACAGGTGCTACGACAGATCCAACAACTAACTTGTCATTAGTAGAGGTTATTGATGGTGTCGGCTGTGTTGCTAGAGATTCTGTACAGGATGTAGGCTCTGATATCTTCTTCTTATCCGATACTGGTGTTCGTAGCTTAGGTAGGATTATTCAAGAGAAGTCTCCTCCTTTGTTCGATGTATCTAGGAACATCCGTGATGATCTGTTAGCAGACTTCACCACTAACAACAGTGTAGACAACATTAGATCAGCTTATTATGAAAAGGATGGTTTCTATCTGTTGTCATTCCCTACAGCAGGTATTTCATATTGCTTTGACTTAAAGAATAGACTACAGGATAACTCTTGTAGGGTAACAAAGTGGACAATAGCACCTAAGTCGTTAGCTACCACTAAAGATCGTAAGCTGTACTTAGGTAGGTTAGGTTACATTGGTAACTATGGTGCTCTTGCATCAGACAACGGTGATTCATTCAGGTTCGCATACTATACATCTCACTTAGATGCTACAGCACCATCAGTGCTGAAGATGCTAAAGAAGTTGTCATTGTTCCTTATCGGTGGTTTAAATACTAACGTGTTCTTGTACTGTGCTGTTGATTATAGTTCACTGTATTCGATATCACAGATCAACAACGTTGGTGGTACAACAAGATCAGAGTACAACATAAGCGAATACAACATTGCAGAGTACAACAGCGGTGCATTCGTTAACAACGCAAGAGTAAACTTAAGTGGATCAGGTAGAGTCTTCCAGATTGGTATTGAAGCTAACATATCTACTGATTCGTTATCTATTCAACAGATGGACGTATACTTTAAGACAGGTAAATTAGCATGAGTAATTACGTCAAAACAACTAACTTTGCTGCTAAGGATTCGCTGGTATCTGGTAATCCATCAAAGCTAATTAAAGGTACTGAGCTTAACACTGAGTACGACAACATAGCTTCTGCGGTAGCATCAAAAGCAGACTCTGC